TAGTCATGGTATTGTAGCAGGATTACCTAAGTCATATAAATCTCTGGTCACTACTGATATGGCTTTATCAATAGCCACAGGTAGACCGTTTATGAATAAATTTGAGGTTAATGAAAAGGGAGTTGGACCTACTTTAATAGTTCAGGTAGAGAATACTCCAGCCCTTCTCAAAGACCGAATAGTTAAAATGGCTAATGATAAAGGTTTATTAAAAGGTGCAACACATATAAATGACGGAACATTATCCGTTACTTTCCCAGCAAATGTACCTATGTTTTTCTATAATGATTTCGGGTTCGACATGACAATGCCCGATTGTCGCGCGGATATCGAAAACATCATAGCTAGAGAGGGGATAAGGCTAGTAGTCTTTGATCCTCTCTACTTGATGATGGGAGCTGTAGATGAAAACTCCTCCCATGAGATTAGACCAATACTAAGTTGGTTACTAGGGTTAAGAAATAATTACAATGTGGCTATTATGGTAGTCCATCACTGGGGTAAAGGCTCTAGTGAGAAAAAGGGTAGAAAAACTGGTGGTATTAAACTACTAGGTTCTACTACAATCTACGGTTGGTTAGAGAGTGCATTATATTTGGAAGCTAATCCAAATGAAGATGGCTCATCAACAGTAGTGGTGGAAAGAGAATTTAGAGAGAGGCTAGCTCCTCCGCCACAAGCCTTTAGACTCAAAATGGGTGATATAGGTGAGATTGAGTATGGTTGGGATGCGGAAGGAGTAGTTGGAACAGAAGCCAAAGTCTTTTCGCTCCTAGCTACTAAACCGATGTCCATGACAGAACTAAAAGTAGCCTCTGAAATGGGTGAAAAGAAATTACGCCAGCTTATGACCAAGCTACTAGCTAATGGCTCAGTAACTATGGAACAAGATGGTAAGAGTAAAATCTTTCGCCTTAAAAACGATTAATTAAGAGAAAGGAAGAGAAGGTATGAGTAAGAAAGAAATGACCGAGATTGTTTGGGTAGATATATTTGGTAATGAAGTAAAGAGAGATACTTACGACCTAAGAACAGCAAAGGAAAAAAATGATAGTTGATACACCTAAATGTATTAATTGTAATGAAACAGGTCAAGTAAAAGTAAAATCTGAGGACTGGTATCTGTGGATGAGGTTTGATAGACCAAAGATACAAGATGTATTCCGTGATTATACTAAAGAGATAAGGGAGCAAATTCTTACAGGTATTCATCCTGAGTGTTGGGAAAAGATGTTCGGTGAAGTACCAGTTTAAGACCAAACCTTTTGAACATCAAGCTAACGCCTTAAAGAAAATATATAAGTCTGTAGATGGTCACGCTATATTTATGGATCCTGGTACAGGTAAAACAAAAATAGCCATAGATAGTATAGCCGCTTTTGTTAATAGTGGTTCAGTTAAAAAGGTATTAGTACTATGTCCGATTAATGCTTTATCAGTATGGCCAAAAGAGCTTGATATTCATAGTCCAATTATTGGTGATGTATGGGTTAGACCAGAAAAAGGTAATTCAAGCCAAAAAGCTCAGGCTTTTTTAGAATGGGTTGAAACTACCCAAGAAGGTAATCACTTTTTTGATGTGGATATAGCAGTATTTAATTATGAGGCTATTGTTAGGAGGGATGGTAAAAAACCAATATTTGACGCCATATCTAAATGGGATCCAGATATGATTATACTGGATGAAAGCCATAAAGTTAAAACAGCCACCGCACAAAGAAGTAGACAGGCACATAAGTTATGTTCTAAAGCCAGGTATTCATTACTATTAACTGGAACACCAATAAGTAAAAACTTATTGGATTTATATAGCCAACTTAAATGTATTAATCCTAATATATGGGATGGTAAAAGTTGGTCAGCTTTCAAAAATGAATACGGTATCTTTGGTGGTAAATCAGGTTATGAATTAAGAGGATATACTAATGTAGATGATTTGATTTCCAGATATGCTCCTTATGTATCCACAGCTAGAAAAGAGGATTGTTTAGATTTACCTAAAGTAATTGATATAAAGATACCTGTTAGATGGGATCCTACATCCTGGGCTAGTTATGTAAGGTTTAGTAATGATGGTATGGTAGTTCATAAAAGACACCTGATTTTTGCCCCTATAGTTTTAGTGAAGTTACTCCGTATGCAACAGATGACAGGTCATACGGTTAATGATGAAGATGGTAATCCAGTAGTATTTAATGAGAATAAGCTGGCTTATACAAAGGATTTAGTAGAGAACCTACAAGAAGCAGGTAAACCCGTAATAGTATTTGCTAGGTTTAAATCTGAGTTAAAGGTTTTACAGGAAGAGTTAGATACTCCTTATGTAATAAAAGGTGGCGTATCCGCTAAACGCAGAGGTGAAATTTCTAAAAACTGGAAAGGTGAAAAACCCGTAATTATCCAGATAGCAAGTGCCGAAGCTTTAGATGGTCTACAAAAAGTTTGTAGTCATGCCATATTCTATTCAACCGACTTTAGCTGGATAAATTATTTTCAAGCTAGGGGGAGAATAGATAGAGCCGGTCAAGAAAGTCCCATTACTTTCTATCACATGGTGATGGAAGATAGTGTGGATTACTTGGTAATAGATACTCTTAAACAAAAGCAGGATCTGGAAAAATTAATAAAAGACAACCCGGCCTTGCTTGTTGTGTCCAGAGTAAAAAATGATATAATAAATGAGAGAGATAATTTAATAGAGGAGGTATAGTGATAATACTAGAAGGTCCTGATAACTCGGGTAAAACTACTTTAGCTAGTTCAATCCAGAGTTGGCTTGGTGAGGATTATGTTAAAATAATCAAATCCCCCGCTTCAATCAGCACAGACTGGCAAGATGAATGGGAATACTGGTTATTAGACCATTGGCATGAGGAAGAGAAAGAGGGGATTCTATATATATTAGATAGAACACCTGAGATTTCTGAACCAATATATGCAAGTATCTACAGAGGCGGTAAGATTAGAAATAAATTATTTGCCGAACAATGGATAAAGATGAAAGAATATACGGATTTAAACTTTTTATTCGGTATGCAAGAAGGTGATATTGTAGAGGGTAAAGAATTTACTCCAGATGGTGATGACACTTCATTGAGGAATGATATGTTGGTAATGAGTTATGCCTTAGTTTTTAGATTATTGTCTACCATTCTAAATGGTGAATTAGGTTATTCACAGTTTAGAGTTGCACCTTATCAGTATAAAGGTAGTACTAATGAATTTGTACAATCCTATGTAGAAAACCATCTTGGTGCTAATCCTGAAAGATATTCAAGTATGCCAAGTATAGTCGTACCATTTTCTTGGCCGGCTGAATTTAATAAAGGAGGAAAAATATATGGTTAATGTAAACGACATTGAAGTAGACCTTGATGAAATCAAGGAAAAGTATGGTGATGATTTATTAGAGGCTATGTTTTGGAGACAACAAATCCTTATGAGTAAATATGAGGAAATTGAAACCAATAATGGTGGTAATGTAATAATGAAAAAAGACTTTGGTGAGCTAAATGACCGAAAGGTACAAATGCGATTAAAGGAATGTGCTTATAGGGTAGTTGAAGAATTATCAGAAGCCACAAATTGTTTGAAGAATAAACCATGGAAAGATGATGAAGTAGCAACCGATGAGGTTCACTATAAGGAAGAGTTAGCAGATACTTTCCACTTTTTCTTAGAATTATTGATAACCTCTGGCTTTACATTTGAAAGCTTTGCGGAATACTATTTTAAAAAGGCTGAAGTAAACAAATTTAGGCAGAATAGTGGTTACTAATATAATACATACGCCAACAGCTACCAATCTTATGAAGGAAGCTACTATGGACCACATTGGTAGAAAGAAAGTAGGTCATGCTATGAGTATAGGTACCAATTTGTATGACCTAACTCTAAGGTGTGATGATGTAGGAATCAATGACTTTGATATTGGTAAAGAACTATGGTTTAAACAGGGTAGATGGACTAATCTTATTCGTAGTTATCTGGATCCAGAACTTGTAAATAGGTTCATATTATCATCCAGAGAAATTGCACATAAGGTTGGTCATAAAGGTATTGTTACTGAAATGCAATTTCGGGGTAATAAACGCTCGGATAAGAAACATAAATGGGGTAACTGTTTGTTATCCGCTAGTTTTAGAGGTCAATTTGATAGTCATATACCACCTACACTTGTGTTTCATAGCCGTGTTACTTACATGGGTTATATATCTGGTTTAGATATAGCTTTGGCTAGTGTTCTGGCTAAGTATATTGCAAATGACCGCTGGATAGATGGTAGTGAAGAAATAGCCTTTATTTGGAAATTAGATGTATCACAGGTACATGCCTTTAAGACTTTACCTTGGCTATATGCTAATCCTGATTTATTTGAAAAGGTAATGGGATTAAATACACCTACTGCTGAAAGAATAAAAAAGTGGCATGATACTGTATTACGGTATGAAAGTGAAGGTAAAACTATAGAAGAAGAAATCTATGGGCCATTTCGTAGAGTAAGACAAATGTATGAGCTTTCCAATCAGGGCGAAACAAAACCTATTATGAGGGTTAATGAGTTAACCTTAGACAAGTTAGAGGGTTTAAATGTATAGGGCATACGATAAGAAAAAGTGGAAATCAATACCTAATGAAAAGAAGTTACTTATGGAGGTTTTCCAAACCTTTTATGAGCATGTTTTTGAAAACAACAAGGAAGGAATTTCTGATAAAACGGTATTCTTTGATAAGAATAAATTACATGACCTGTATGTAAAGTTACAGTTGTCATTAGAGGAGGAAGAATGAGATATTTCTTAAATATAGAGGAAGCAAGGAACGAGATAGGTAGAGACCTTAAAGAGTTAGCGGTAGTATATCAATCTACTTCGGTTCAAGATATGAAGGTAAAAGAGGATCCAGATTATTTAACCCATGAACTTACCAATTATTCTTACTCCATAAGCCATAAAAACATGGGTATGGATATTTGGCGATGGGCTTTAGACCACTTAGATAAAAATTATCTAAAGGAGGAGTTACATGAAAGACTTAATACGGCTGCTAATCCTGGTAATGCTTATAAGCATGATGAGGAATACTGGAGTAAGTTTATCCACGGTGGTAAATTCTCTTATTCGTATCCCGAAAGACTATTTGGCCATTTGGATTCAATAGTTGCGGCGGCTATTAAAAACAGAGAAAGCCGACAACTATATGTACCTATTTGGAATTCGGAAGATAAGGACAAGAGGCAAAGTAAAAGAAGGGTACCTTGTTCTATTGGTTATCATGTGGCTATTAGAAATGATAAGCTCCACATGAATTATATAATGAGGTCTTGTGATTTTTATAAACACTGGGCCAAAGATGTAGTCCTAGCAATAGCTTACGGTAGTAACTTTATTAAGGAATACAATAAATACACAGAGGATGAGGATATAAGATGGGGCTCTTTTACCCATACTATATTTTCTCTTCATGGATTTGCTAAAGATATGGAAGGAGTATTCTAATGGCAAGACAAAAAATGATAACAAAAAAGATAGCGGAAGATACACCCACAATAAATAGTGGTGATGAGATGAAGATGGAGGAACAAACTGTTACAGCTAAGTTCTTTGATCCTACAGGTAGTTTTACTTGGTATCTTCTAGAGTTGGATAATGATGGGGATTACGCTTATGGCTTTGTTACCTCTGAATATGAGCCTTTTGGTGAGTTTGGTCCATTTAGTATAAAGGAATTAAAAGAAGTAGAATTACCTGCTGGTTTATACATTGAGAGGGACAAGTACTTTGAGCCTATGAACTTGAAGGAGCTTTACGATAAAATTCAAAATGGTGTTCATATCTAATGAAAACAGTAGTTATAGAAAAACCAGCGGATGTTTGGAAATTAAAGGATGCCTTTAAAAGTACGGCCGCTTTAGATGTAGAAACCACAACAGATAATAAAAAAAGGTTGGGTGATTATTTTAACCCCACCTTTAATATTGTAAGTGTTCAAGTAACCTTTGATGGTAAAACAGCTTTTGTAATTCCTATATACCATAACCATTATAAACAACAATATCAAACAGGACTGTGGCAATTGGTTTTTCCAACTTTAAACAAAGTTGATTATTGGATTATGCAAAATGGTAAATTTGATTATAAAGCCCTTAAATCCAAGTATGGTGTAAAATATTTTCCTAGCTTTGATACAATGGGTGCGGAATATATTATAGATGAAAACCTAAAGAAGGATTTAGAGACCTTAGCTATAAAATATCTAGGAGTAAAACCTTGGAAACATTTATTAGATAAAAAGGATCCCTATGAACTATCTAAAGATGACCTAGTTGAATACGGAGCTTTAGATGTTTTATATACCTATCAAATATGGCAACACCAAAGACAATTACTAGGTAGTAAATCTAGTAAAGGTAATTTTCATATATCTAATCCTTTATTCTTTGACATACTTATGCCGGCTTATAAGGCTTTAGCTGATATGGAGATGTTAGGTATGCCAGTTGATAAAGATAAATTTAATATGAGGTTTGATGAAACCAACGAAGAAGTTGAGAAGGTCCAAGAAAGGATTATGAATATAGTAGGTTATGAGGTTAATCCCCGTAGTCCTAAACAATTAGGTAATTTACTTTATAAAGAGTTAGGCTTACCAGTGTTGGAAGCTACTAAATCGGGAGTACCCTCTACTGCTGAATCCGTATTATTACGATTATTAGAGATGGACCAATCAGGTGTAATTGAAGCGGTGTTAGATTATAGACATTGGGCTGGTTATAAGTCAAGATACTTTGATAACTGGATAACAAGAATGGATGAAAACCACAGATTACATACTAATTTCAAGCCATTTCATACTGTAACTGGGCGCCTATCTAGCTCGGATCCTAACCTACAACAAGTACCAAGAGATAACTTTATTCGTGGTATCATTGGTGGAGTAAAAGGTTATAAATTGGTAGAAGTTGATTACTCACAAGTAGAACTGCGTTTGGTGGCGCATTATAGCAATGATAAGGCACTTTTAAGCGCCTTTCATAACAAAGCTGACATACACACAATAACAGCACAAGCCATGACGGGTAAAGATAATCCCGAGCCTGAAGAAAGAAAAAAGGCTAAAGCGGTTAACTTTGGTTTTGTTTATGGTATGGGTGCTGACAAATTTAAACTATATGCCAGAGATAACTTTGGTGTTAAAGTAACTAAAGAAGAAGCCATAGAGACCAGAAATAAATTCTTTAATACTTATCCAGCATTGGTTGATTGGCATGAAAGGCAAAGGCAGATAGTAAAAAGAAGAGGTTATGTTATGAACCCATTAGGTAGACTTCGTAGGTTAGATGATATTCATTCCTCTAATCAATACTTTAGAGCCCAAGCTGAAAGGCAGGCTATAAATTCTCCAGTCCAATCTTTGGCTAGTGATTTAATGTTGATGACCCTAAATGAATTAACCGAAGAATTTAAGGATAATTTAATTGGTACAGTCCATGATTCCTTACTACTTCTCATAAACCAATCCAAAGTTAATGAATCCTTAGAGAAGATAGTAAGTATTATGGAGAACCCTATTATAGAACCTTATGACTTTGAATTGAAGGTACCTTTAATAGCGGATATTAAAGTTGGTGATTATTGGTCAGAGGGTGCAGAAGAATTGCATTTGGACTAATATCTAGTATAATTAATATTAAGAGAGAGGAAAATGAATTTATCACAATCCAAGTTAAAAACTTTTAGGCGTTGTCCTAAACAGTATGAGTATAAATACATACAAGGTTTAGAACCTATTAGAAAATCAATACCTTTAGCTTTAGGGAGTTGGATCCATTCTATGTTGGAAACTCACTATAAAGGTGAAGATTGGTTGGAAACTTATGCGGAATTAACCCATAAGTTTAATGGTTTTTTATCTGAGGAAAAAGAACACTATGGAGATTTACCTGGTATATCTGCTAGATTAATGAATGGTTATATGGACTTCTGGGAAGAAGAAGATAAAAACCTAGAAATTATATCAGTAGAGGAAGAGTTTGAAGTACCCATTCCTGGTAATCTTAACTTTAAATTTAAACCAGATATGATTGTTAGAGATAAGAGGGATAATATTGTAAGTGTTTGGGACCACAAGTCTAATAAAGTTTTACCAGATACGGAATGGCGTAATACAGATATACAATCCACATTATACTTGTGGGCATTAAATAAATTAGGAATAGAAGTAGACCAATTTATATTTAATTATATCCGTACTAAACCACCAACAGTACCTCGTATGACTAAAGCTGGTCGTATGTCAAGGGTAAAGATAGAAACAGATTATCTAACCTTAAAGAATTTTATAGAGGAAAATGATTTAGTAACAGATGAAAACCTAAAAATATGGTTAGCTAATCTTAAATCCAGTTCTAATTTTTATAAGAGGATATCTATATCTAAACCAAAATTAGTAACTGATACCATGATAGATGAGTTATATAGCACGGCTACAGTTATAAATTTCATGGATAGTAAAGATGATTTATCCTATTATAGGGTTTTGAATAAAGCATGTGATTGGGATTGTTCCTTTCAGGATTTATGTAATGCTGAATTGATGGGATCCCCACAGGCTTCTCAAATAAGAAAAATAAAATACCAAAAGGAGGTGAGAAATAGAGATGGACAAAAATAGGTTATCAGAAATACAAGAACAAGTATCGCCAGTAGATAAAGTTAGCCAATCTTTACACATGTGTGTATATGGTCAACAGAAAACTGGTAAAACTAGATTTGCTTGTTCTGGTCCAAAACCAATTTTGTTTATGGCTGAACCGGGAATGATGACGGTAAGAAATGTACCAGATTTAGTCCTGTATCCCGTAGACAAAAAAGGTAAACCACAAAAAGTTACATGGAAAAATGCCTACGACTTTTTGTATTACCTTAAGTATGCAGACCACAATAGAGAAACAGTGGTCATAGATACAGTAACAGCTTTGGCCCGTACTTGTATGAGGTTTATCCTCAAAGATGAGGAAAGCAGAGATACAGAACGGATGCCAAACAATCCAACTATGCAAAGTTGGGGTAGATTAGGTCAATCCATGAATGAATTTATGGAAGAACTATCTGCTGTATGTAGGACAAAAGGTATGAACTTAATATATGTAGCACAGGAAAGGTACCTGAAAGAAGATAAAGACTTCTCAGGCCCTGACATTGTGCCAGATGTGTCGCCCTCAATAAGGTCAACACTTTGCGAAATGCCAGATATTATAGCCAGAACTTTTGTAAGAGAAGGAGAATTACCAGCTAATTCACCATTAACTGCGGATGCACCAATTGAATACGGAATGGAATTCAGAAGTGCCAAAGCATTAGTGGGTGAAAGAATTACCACTGGTGATAATCCGGTATTGCCTAATCAGGCATTTAATGTAACAGTTCCAAAACTACTTAATAAATTAGGAGGTAAGTAAAAATGGGAGAAATAAATATTCAATCCGAGAATAAACTACAAGTTGATTTTTCAGGTGTTGAATCCAAGAAAAAGGTCATAATACCAGAAGGTAATTATCCCGCAATAGTTGTAGAGGCGAAAGCTGAAACTTCTAAAGCGGGTAATCCTATGGTAGTATGGGTCTTTAAAATAGACGGGGGTGAATATAATGGACAAAAATTCTATTATAATACTGTTTTATTACCGCAATCATTGTGGAATTTTCGTAACACCCTAGAGGCATGCGGTGTAGCTATTGAAGGTGAAGGTGCAATGGATATTCCATTGGACAAGCTTAAAAATAGAAAGTGTGCCTTTTCTATAGTAGACGGTGAATGGGATGGACAGAAAAGGTCTGAGGTTAATGATGTTTTTAACCGCGATTTATTATCTGAAACCCCGGTTGACAATAGTCCTTCTATAGAATTATAATAAGATTGCTACCTCCTCTCTCGTAGCAAAGTTAGGGGGCAATACTTAGTATTGCCTCCTACATCTTAAAAAAAAAAATGGAGGTTGTTTTAAAAAATTGTGAAGGTTGCAAAAGACCACTCCGAATTGTGGAAACTGGTAGAGTTAAAAAAGCTTTCTGCCAAAGTCCTATAAATATATGTAGCCTATCACTAAAAACTTTTACTATAAAGGGGAAAAATGGGAACTAGAGAAAATGTTATCCACCGAGAAATATTAAAAACTTTAAGGTCTTACGGCGGTACATGGATTAAGATACATGGTAATGCCCAACAAGGTGCTGGTATAAGCGATATAATTGGCTGTATCAATGGAAGATTTGTGGCTTTTGAAGTCAAGAGACCAGATGGATCTCATGGATTAAGTCCAAGACAAGAATTATTTTTACAGAAGGTTTCAGATTCTGGTGGAGTAGCGGCTGTAGTTACCAGCCCACAAGAGGTAATAGAAATCCTAAAAATAAAGGACCTATTATAAAAGGTCTATAAGTAAAGCCCAACCTTATTCCTTTGGACTTTACTTAATATTTATAACCGCTTTTCTTTTTCTTGCGGTTTTTTCTTTTTTTCTTACTTGGCAATTTGTTTCTTAGCAAATTCTTTGATTACAACTAGAGCCGCACCTCCGCCTGAAATGGCAGCTATTTGTAATGCACTTGCATCCAATCCAACTAAAGGACTGATTGCTAAAGCCCCAATAAAGGCTTCCACAAAAGTCCAAATAGTTTTTTCTAGCATATCTTTTAATTCTTCCGACACATTCACCCCCTTTATTCGATAACTCCATGCTTCATTCCAAAAGGTATAATCTTTATCCTTTTTAAATGTTCCGTCTTTGTTCCTTCCACGATATTTCTCAAACAATTATATCACCTCTATTTTATTTACCCTATCTTTGGAAACTAAACATGTTAAGGTCCCGGGATCCGAGACCAAAGCATGAGTATTCTCTGCCCATCTACTTCCCCCATCCATAGAAGGAGCTTGTAGAAATAAAGTATTATACTCTTGGACAGCAGACATGTGGTGGAAATGTCCTGATAACAAGACATCACAACCATCTGCTGGTAACTTAGCTAATGATTGTAGGGCTAACCATTTCTTCTGCTTATCAAAAGATACAGCTCCTCCTGACCTAAATTGATGACCATGAGCAAACACAAATTTGTTTCCTCTTATCTTTGTTACCACAACTAATTCATCGTTAGGTATTTCAAATTTTACATGCCCATAGGCTTTTTTATTCTGAGATAAAATAGCCTCTAATATTTCAAATACATGAACATCCCAGTTATCACCAAAGGTAGTAAAAGCTTTACCATTCTTTCTTACCTCCCCATGATTTCCAGGGACACATGATACGGTAATAGAATTAAATAGTGGTGCCCATTCTTCTAGGCATTTTAATAATAAGGTCCAAGCCAATCTAACTTGATTCCTCATATCTAAATCTACTGAGAAAGTTTGCATGGCATAATGACCTTCACAACCTTCTACCATATCCCCTAAACCTACAATATATAAATCATCTATTTCATGACCATTTGATTTTAGTTCCTCTATATGAACCTTAAAATCATCAATCATTTTTAGTATTCTTTTGGTAATCATTTTAGTACCTCTACCATCTGACTTACCTAACTGCCAATCTGATAGGGCAACAACTAGAGTGGAATCACCTTTAATAACTTTTTTGTGAGGTTTATGATTTTTAACCTCTTTAATAATGTCATCATAATAATCCTTTTTCTCTGGTATTTTTTTGATTAACCTTAATTTGTAGTAGTGTAACTTTTCTACATGACTACCCATATTAGTATCCCAACTTCTTACTTCTACTGGGTCTAATATATAATAGTCATCAGGATCCAACCCTAAAGATTTGATATGTTTATCTATATCTGGATCCACACTTTTCTGTGTGCTTAACTCTGCTCCCTCATTACTACTAATGCTATACCTCCTGGTCCTTCGTAACCACTTGGTGGTGACCATGATTTGAATTGTAAATCCTCAATCCTCACAGTTGCCACTGGATTACCATTTGGTAAATGACTACCTGGGTCTTGGAACTTGATTATTCTACCTGTTCTATAAATATCCATTAAATCATTTAACCTCTCTTGACTATAGCCTGCATGTCCAAATGCTTGGCCATTGTTTGATACCATTGTATCATATAACATTATAGGAACAAAGTACCTATACCTTCCGGGTACTTTAGGTTCTGCTCTTACTCTCCACTCTAATAACTTAGGGGTAGCAGTTGCACTTGTGGTTTTTAATATAAGTTTTAATTCAAACCTTGAAATATCTACATCTATAGCTTGTTCAATAATACCATCTACTCTATGGGTTATTACAGTATCAGCCTCAAAATCTGATAATAAAACTTCATAAGAACCAGTTACATCCTTTTTAATTTCTACATCAAACAAGCCAGTACCTTTAAGCATGGCGTCAAACCCTCTTAATGTTTTAACTTCAAATGTACCATACCTAACTTCTCCTGTTTCAAGATTACCACTAGATACATAATTTGTGGCATGTTCTTTAATTAATCTACTATCACCAGTACCATTATTTACAGAAAATAATAGTCTACTTCCAAATTGGGCTACGCTAGTTACCTCACCTTGAATAGCATACATAAGGTGGCTTGAAAAAGCGGTGCTAGATAAGTCTATTTTACCTATACCAGAATATGTTCCGTCAAATTTTGTCCAGCCAAAATAAGCATAATCACCATCTAATTCTATTGCCTTTACTTCATAATTTAAATCTTCCTCACTAGATACTAATAAAGAACTAACTTCAAGGGATCCACTTTCATCAACTATTGTGGCTAACCTTACTCCTTTACTTGTACCTATTACTAGAGCTTGACCTAAGTAACCTTTAACTTCATGTATTACTTCTCCCTCAGGGGCTTTATACACACTTATAGGGGCTCCTAGAGTAGAAGTGTTCGCATACGCTAAGTCTTGGGTGGTTAATCTGGTAGCGTAAATCTCTGAAGTTTCACCCGCATAACCAGATACATATATAGCAGGACCTGATTCTGTTATAGCTGACCAAGTCCAATCTACAGTTCTATGTGTGAAGAAAGGATCTGGCGCATCCGTAGTAGTTAAATCTACTTCATATAATCCAGCGTCCTTACCAGCCATTAATCTACCTTTTACAAAACCTATTATTTCTGGATCCAAATTATTTGCTAATGAACCTTCACTAGCCCAACTACCAGAATCTATATCGGCTTTTCTAATATTATTTGTACCTGTCCAACATACATAAATATCTTGACCATCGGTTGTAATTGATACAATATCTTGACCACTACCAGGTCCGCTTAAATCTGTTGCTGTATAACTACCATCCACAGTTGTGGCTCTATATAATGAACCATCTTTTGAATAAAATATGTATCCCCCTGCCACAAACCAATTTAGGTCATCACCAGAACCATTAGCCACACTATCGGTATCTTTCAATAAACTTATTTGTCCATCTGTCCATATATCTATGCCTCTACTTTGTTTAAATGAAAATCTATTGGATTCGGGGGCGTCAAAAACATCTTGGCCTCCGCCTTGAAGAAATGAATGTTGGGCTCTTGTCCACCATTGTTCAAGCGATTGTTCACCTGGTTCATTGGAGGTATCAAATTTTTGTTTCTGGACTCCAATAGATTGAACTGTATAAGACCTATATTCAAATGGGGCTTCATCTTCTAATGTGCTTAATAAATAACCATCACCATCTATACCTACTGACCATAAACCACCAATACCAACGATTGCAGTAAATTCCTCATAAGATAAATCATAAGGTATCTCTTGATTTAATTCAGATTTAGCCAATTAAAAACTCCATCTAGGTTTATAAGAGACCTTATTTTTACATTTAGGGTTTTTACAACTAGTTTCCGTATCATAATCTATGTATGTTACTTCAGCCCCCTCAGTTTCTATCGCATCCGCAATTTTTTTATATATGGATTTATAAGCATTAACAGAAGAACCTATAAACCCATTAGGTTTTACAAGATTACTTTCTTGGGATTGTCCTACTATAAGGCAACCAGAGGTATGTTCATCTGTATTACCTGTATGCCATAAGATATATTCAAACCCTGGTACATCTTGTACCCAAATCATACCTTTATGAAAATTATATTTCTTTTTATACTTTTCATGAAAGCCCCCTACTGTTCTAAGTTTTAACTTATATGTACCGGCGGG